GCCAACCAAGCATTGGCGAATATCATCAAGCCGGGGCGCAATGGGAAGTTTATCATCCTGCTTGCGGCTGTGGCTGCGTCGTAGTTTCTTTCCGGAAGGTCTATCTGAACCTTCCCAACACGAGGGTCATGAAACACTATGCGAGAAGACTTCTCCGGAACCTCTAAGAAGTAAAAACCAGTCAGCTGTGAGCCGAAGCTGTGAACATGAGCGTCAGTTGAAGAGTGCTTAAAATGCTCTTGGCTCCACATCTCAAGAAAATGCACCCCACGATCCTGCATTGCATACCCCTGTTCGTTGAGTATCCCCCATGCGGTGGTGGTGATGAAGTTTGCAAACCCCTGAACCCGCTCGTCCCAGAAATAGTTGTTTGATGATCTAGCGGGGTATCTTTCGTCCAGCTCCCCGACCCTAAACTTCTCAAGCTGCTCCTCTGAAACCTCATTTACTGCAGGTATGAAATCGGGCCGCTCAATCAAATACATGGCGGTATGGAAGTGGTACGCAGCTTCCAACTTGGGATTCTGTACGACCTCAAGCAATGGCTTCTTAGTAGCAGTGCTCACGCTTTGTTCCCCAGTTGGCGCCAGAGGTCGTCTATCTGCCGCTGCTGGTCTTTGATTGCCTCAATCAAGACTCCGACAAGGTTGCCGTACTGAACTGATTTGCCACCGTCTTCTGCAGTGACCACTACTTCCGGTACATGTCTTTCCACTTCTTGTGCTACTACACCAATGCCGGGGAAACCCGTCGAGTTCCAGTTAAAGCGCACTCCGCGAAGGTTTTGCACGGTGCTCAAAGCACCTTGGATAGTTTCGATGTTGTGCTTCATCGTAGCATCGGAGGTTGAATTGAAGTTGGTGGCTGACAACTCTGCGGTACTGGGGTTGAACCTGTAGTTGGTGTTCGTGTACATCGCCTCATTGCCAGTGGCAGTAGTACTGATGAACACGGCATGACCTGACTCGTTGGTTGTTCGGTTAGCAAAGGTTACCGTAGACGCCACTTGAGCTGTCGTTGGGTTTACCAGTGTGACTGCTGCGCCTGCACCTGCGCCGTCAGTGACGACGATAGCCCTTGTGCCTGTAGCTACAGTCACCGAACTGCCAGAACCCTGCGCAATCGTAATCGACTGACTGCCGGTGGTGGCGTTCTCGATGATCCAGACCTTGGACACCGTATTCGGTGCCAGCGTCACGGTGCGCGTGGCGGTCAAGGACACTGCAGAGGTGATCTTCAAGTACAGCGAGCGAGTGCCGTCCGCCGTAGCATCCGGCATCGTGAAGGTCTCGTCCGCATTCGCGGCCATCTGCTTAGTGCCAAGGCTGAACGCATCAGCAATCAGGGACAGGTTGGTGTTGGTGCTTGTGCCCCAAGTGCCGTCTTCATCGCCGGTAGTGATCTCTTTAAGGCGGAGGTCATTCGCGTATGTTGCCATCTGTCAGCTCCTAGGCCGCTTTGTTTATGTCGACCCATGTAGGGGTCTGAGCGTCATTTATATTAACCCAATTCGGATTCTGTGTATCGTTGACGTTGGTCCACCCGGCGATCCTTACAGTACCTACTGCACCAGTACCAGATACACCAATAGGTACTACAACGTCGCTTATTTTGAGTGCTACTATACCAACCCTACCTGTAGCAGTAACCCCAACCGGGATGATTGTCTGGCCTATGCCAGTGGTAACACTACCAACGCTCCCGGTGCCTTCTACGCCAGTGGCTACAACCGAACCGCTGTACGCTACCGCAACACTTCCTACCGCACCGCTGCCACTCACACCGACCGGAATAACCGTAGAACTGATAGCTAGTGCAGGGCTACCAATTTCTCCTGTTCCGGATACGCCTACCGGCACAATCACCTTGCTGAAGGAAAGAGAAACATCCCCTACAGCACCTGTTCCAGAAACCCCCGTAACTTCAACTAGGATGCCTGAACGAATTGTAACGGTACCGACAGCGCCTTGCGCGGCAACTCCGGTGGGGGTAATTGTCTCTGCTATGGCTACCGTACCAACATCGCCGGTGCCAAATACTCCAGTCGGAATAACCTGTTTACTGAGGGACAACGAAACGTCGCCCACCGCACCAGTGCCTGAAACTCCTGTCGCTACGACAGTAGCGCCCGCAGATATTGCGACTTGCCCAACATCACCTTGCCCAGAAACACCAATCGGGATAATGATTTCGTTGGTCTGTACTGAGAAATCGCCAATCGCTCCTGTGCCTTGCACCCCTGTTGGGAACACCACCACCAACGGTGTCGGCGCAGATACCTCACCAGTCCCGGATACACCTTGAGCCGCAAAAATCACGGTCGGGGTAACGTCGCCAACGGCACCAGTCCCTTCAACCCCAGTGACAAGAACGTCGCGGTTTATTACAGGTGTGACAGAGCCCACCTGCCCCTGACCAGATACCGAAATAGACCCGGTACCAAAGGGCAGTTCTCCCCATCCGGCGCGGCCCCAACCACCCAAGGGCAGCACAAGGCCCCCGGCTATTACCTGAGTGGAGACAGTCCCAACAGCCCCCGTGCCAGAGACGCCAGTAACAGCACCTGACACAGAAGGGGTAACAGCCCCAACAGCACCCGTGCCAGAGACGCCAGTAACAGCGACCGTGACAGCTCCCCCCGCGGCAGGCAGGGAAGCAAAGGGTACTTCTGAGAAACTGCTAAACCCAAACATTTAGGTCCCTGTTGGCTCGTTAGGCCAAACTACGGAGTACGGAAAACCGGGCTGTTGCGGAACATCTCTGAGCGCTTGTCTGTAAGTAGCCCACGCGCTTTTGTCCACTGTGCTGTCTGCGATCTGAGTCCAATCTGTTTGTGCCAACAGGCTATTGCGTTCAGCTCTCGCGTTTTCCGACAGCTCTAGTAGTCGCTTTTCAATATTTTCTGCGGGTAGTACCACCCAGCTTTGTTTCCAAACGTTATAGTATACAGGCGCCCCTACACGAACATATTTTGTTTAATACACACTGGGCGCGCTAACGAGCCCTACTAGGAAGACCCCCCATTATGATAATAACGAGTGTATTAGGGTTTTAGGAAAAGATACCTGCGGGTTGTCCCGTCGAAGTTGGCCTACAGAATACGGGTACGCTGCGATTTGCCCATTGTGTAACTTTACGTACATAGAGCCTCCTAAGCGGCAACCCTAACTGTTAGTTTTTTTTCCAAGGCCCCACGCACCTGAAAATGCGCTGAGTCCCAATTGCCGTAGATTTCTTGGCGAAAAATAGTCACAGAATTGTACCAAACAGAAGAACTTTTATTCTCCGCCCACGCATAGTACGGCATGACTGGAACAAGTATCCACGTTTCTTTACCCAGCGCGGCAGAAAGATGAGCTATGGAAGTACAAGATGTAATAACTAAGTCGAGCCCCTGAATGATGCTGGCAGTGTCTTCAAAGGTTTTCATCTGGTCTCGCAGATCAGCAAACGGCAAACCGTCTACCAAATTGTCATCGCGCTGTAAGCTGTACAAAGTGACTCCGCTCATCTCATGTAAATCTATCAATGGCTGCGGGTCAAAACGCCTATGCTGCTCATGCTCAAACTGCGGGTTGCCTGCCCAGCGGATTCCAACCTTCAACGTGCCCGGTTTACTGTAGAGCCTCTTAGGCTCAGCTGTTAGGTAGGGCTGACCGGGAAAAGTATCCGTGTCGTAGCCGAGAATGTGCGCGGCAGACATTGACGGCACCCAGTAATCGTAATGGATGTACGAGGTGGCGCCGTTGTCTAGACACACAAACCCGTGACGGGAAAAAAGAGGCATTAACTCTGGGGCGCACGATACTACCACCCGTGCACCTTTGTGTTGAAAGTCCTTAGCGAAGCGGAAGTTCATGATCTGATCACCGAGACCGTTTTCGCAACGAAACAGCAGCGTCTTGTTGGTCAAGTCTTGGTCGCGCCAGATTTCGCCTTCCAATCTCGGCAGGCCGAAACAGTTAATGAACCTACCTGCATCCATCATCTGTAAGCCTTTCTTCAAGTTGCCGTGGCGCATTTCGTGCCAACCTAGATTAAACACAATCCTCGCGTCGTCTTGCTCGGGGTACGAACGAAGGATGTCTTCCGACACTTCGGGGTGCCCGTTTATGCAAGCGGCCAAGGCCATGTCTAGTGGATGAATGCTCACTGTGAAAGCGCTCCAGAGCTGGATGTACTTAAACTAAACGCTGTTGCATACCAGTCT